GGGCGGTACGCCTGTCTTTACCTTGAACACGGCACATCTGAAAAGGCATGGCAGGCGGTTGAGGCCGAACTACACGCGCAGACGGGCGGCAATCGGTTTTTGTCCCTTGCAAGTTTTCAGGTTGCCCAAAATAGGTATCATTCAGGCGTCCGGGCGCGGGCGGTAATGCTCAAAATCGAAATCTAAAATGGAAGAAGAAAGCGACTACATTGTAAACACCGGCGTAGAATCTGATTTTAAAGGTTCTGGGCTTTACGGTGGCTATTGGTACGACGCCACAGAGTCGGCAGATTATATGCCGCCAACGCGGAAAGAAAAGTTTATGGAATGGATACAGGGATCAAAAGCAGGATATTGGTACTACCGCATCAAAAATACCATTGATTACGCGATAAATTACGACGAGCGCGATGAGTATTGAATCGAAACTTAACACGCGTTAAGCGTTTCCGGCGCATTTGGCCGCAACTTTGAACGAACGTTCAATGATGGGGCTTTTTTCACAAATACGGTCATGGTTTCTGATTGATTCGCCAGAGGCGACCGTACAGCCTACCGACCAAAGAAGCCTCGAAGGATACCCTGTAGGAACAAATGACTTTTGGCGCGGATGGGGAGACTGGGGCAGCCAAAGCACGGCGGGCGTATCTGTCACCCGCGAAAGTGCGCTTTCCGTTCCCGCGATTTGGGCCGCAGTAGATACAATTTCCAAAACACTTGCCTCTTTACCGTTTTCTCTTTTTTCGCAGACAGCCGAAGGGAGTGCCCCCGCCAAGTCGCACCCCGCCTATGCGGTAATCAAAGAGCCTTCCGAATACACGACTTCCTATTCTTTCCGCTACGCCCTGTTTGCGCAGGCGTGTTTCGGTGATGCCTACGCGAAAATTCACCGCAATGGTATCGGCAGGGCAACAAGCCTTGAACTGCTCCAAACCGACACGGTTACGCTTTACCAAACCGATACCGGGGAGTATTACTACCTCGTTCGCCGGCAGATCGGAAACAGATATAGTGAAGAAGCGATTAAGTGGGAAAATATGCTCCATGTCAAAGGGCTTACCCTTGACGGCATGTGCGGGCAGGATGTAACGAAAATACAGCGCGACAGCATCGGCACGAGCATAGCAGCCGAACAATACGGTAACTACTTTTTTGCGAACGGCGCAAGTCCTTCAGGCGCTTTAGTGTATCCACAGGTATTACAGCCAAACCAGCGAGAAGCGGCTGAGCGTAAAATATCTGAAAAGTACGGCGGGATCCGCAAGTCGGGCAAAGTAATGATTCTCGACGCCGGGGTAAAGTTTGAAAAAATGAGCATTGACCCGGAACAGGCGTCAATGAACGAAACCCGGAACTTCCAGGTCAATCAGGCAAGCCGCATTTTCGGCGTCCCTGTGCCTTTGTTGGCACAGATGGACAAGGCGACGCTGAACAACATGGAAACGATGGGCATTCAGTTTGTAACGCTGTGCCTTCGCCCCTGGGCCGTTCAGGTTGAGCAGGAGTTTGCCCGCAAGTTGCTTACCCGCAACGAGCGTATTTCCGAAGCCTATTTTTTCAGATTCAATTTTGCCGGGCTGCTTCGTGGCGACACGCAGGCGCGCTCACAATACTACAAAGACGGGTTGGGCGGGCCTTCGACGGGTATTGGCTACCTGTCCGTAAATGAGGTTCGGGAACTTGAAAACTTCGACCGTATTGAGGGCGGCGATACTGTATTCACCGCCGAAATGGTAATGCAATCGCAGAATCAAAATAGCACACAAGAACTGGAGGAATCCGAAACCGATGACCCGGAAACCGAAACAAACGATAAAGAAAATGGAACACCGCAAGCAAGCAGAAGTGCCGCAAATTGAGCGGCGGTACTATACCGCTACCGATTCAGAATTTCGGGCAAGCGATGACGGCAAAACCGGCACTTTGCGCGGCTACGCCTTACGCTTTGGCAGCGTGTATGACATGGGCTGGTTTACGGAAGAAGTAGATCGCCGGGCGCTTGACAAAGCCGACATGAATGATGTGCGGGTACTGCTCAACCATGACCCTAACCAGATACTTGGCCGCACCACAGCAGGCACGGCAAAGGTAGGGGTTGATGAAAAGGGAATGTGGTATGAAGTACAACTTCCTGAATCTCCCAACGGCGAAAACGCACGGGTAGCCATTCAGCGCGGCGACATTACGCAAAGTAGTTGGGGCTTTATGCTCAACTATACGAAAGAAAGCAACGGCGACCGCTGGGAAAAGCGCGACGGCAAAGAACATCGGGTTTTAACCGATGTGCGCGTGGTTTACGATGCTTCGCCCGTTACTTTCCCTGCAAACCCGGATACATCGGTAGCGAAACGATCACTCGAAACAATACAACAGGCCGAACAACGAACGGCACAACAACAACTACAAATAGAAGCCGAAATAGGGATTTTAGACGCTCTTTTTACGGCTGAATCAATCAAAAACTCACTGATAAAATGAGCAAGTTACTTGACATTCAGGCCAAGATTGAGCAAAACCAAGCGGCTTTGCGCGATATTCTTGGCAAGCGCAGCGCGGACGGTACATTCCCTTCCGACGTAGCCGAACAAATCAAACGGGCAAATGCCGATTTGGTAGCCTTAAAAGATCAAGGCGAACTTGAACGCATTGCCGAGGGCATCGAAGCCGAACGGGTTTTGCACGAAGCAAACCAGCGTTCAGCGCAAAACACCACTTCGACCCGTGCGCCGCAATTCTCCACTTCGAACGCAACGCAGGCGCCGACGTATGACAGCGTTTTTTGGCGTCATATGATGCGCCACGACAGCGCACAGCCCGCGCAGTTGAATGAAGAAGAAAAGCGGCTCCTGGAAACACGTGGCACGGCAACGCAGATCACCACGTCTACCACGCTGGGCGGGTACACCGTTCCACAGCAGTTTTCCAACGAACTGGAAAGAATGCGCAAGTGGTACGCGCAAATGTCGAACTACTGCCGGGTACTTGACGACACCGCAATGGGCGGCGGTACGCTGGAATGGCCGTGCCTGGATGATACCGCTTCGACCGGCAACATTAACACTGCAGCAAACCAAGCCGCACAGCGCACGGTTGCCGACTTGACTTTCGGACACCTGACCTTTGGTGACTGGTTGATCGATTCCAACATTATCAAGTTGTCGCGTTCGCTCATTCAAGACGAACGTGTGGGCCTGCTCCAAAACGAACTTGCCAACATTCTGGCAGAGCGCATCGGACGAAAGTCGAACAGCGTTTGGACAAACGGCACCGGCACGAACGAGACTTATGGCTTGACGGGTTCGGGCATCTCCACAGCGATCACGACGGCGGGCGCAACGGCGATCACCAAATCCGAATTGGTACGCGCACAGGCGCAAATCGACTATGCCTATGGGCAGTCACCGAATGCCGGTTGGATGATGCACCAAAGCGTTTTGGCATACATCCGCACGCTGGACTTTTCAACCGATACCACGCACATTTTGGTGGAAGGCAACATCATTACCGGTGAGCCTACACGTCTTTTGGGCTGGCCTGTTTTCGTGAACAACGACCTTCCGGCAGTTACTACCGCAACGGGCTTGCCTGTCACGGCGACGAAACACATTTATTTCGGCGATTTCAGCAAGTTTGCAATCCGTATCATCCGGAATTTGGCCGTAGAGCGTAACGATTACCTGTACTGGGATTCGCTTTCGGTGGGCTTCATGGGCTGGTTCCGCACGGATAGCCGCCTTCTCAATGCAAACGCAATTAAATGCCTCCTGCAAGCATAAAACTATGATCGTAAGAGCAACAGTGACAAAGGGCGAATTTCAAAAAGGCGTTGAATATGAACTGCCGGACGCGGAAGCGCAGGCAATGATTATACAAGGCACCGCGTCCTTTGTCGCTGTTGCTCCCGCGAAGAACAGGCAAAAAGTAGTACGGGCGCAATACGATACAAGATGAGCATTTATACAGCGTACAAAGTAACGACGGCACCGGCCACCGAGCCAATCAGCACGGCAGATGCAAAGACGTATCTGAACGTCACCACGTCGTTACACGATACGCTGATAGCAAACCTTGTCAAGGCAGCCCGGACGCTGTACGAACAATACACCACGACGGCGGTAATTACGCAGACCGTGACGCAAATATGGGATTGTACGCCGCTTGTCGGTTTTGAGTTAGCGGTAGGCCCGGCGACGGCGGTTGTCGTTTCCTACAAGGATTCGGCAGGCAGTTATCAGGTGTGGAGCAGTGCGAATTATACTTTCGACACTATTTCCCCCCTGGCACGGGTAATCAAACTTAGCACGGCGAACTGGCCGACAACCGGCGATTTTCCGAACAAGTGGAAAGCAGAAATAACGGCGGGCTACGCAGACGCGGCAAGCGTGCCGGAGGACATAATTGATGCAATCATGCTGATGGTGGCATTCTTATACGAAAACCGTGAGGATATACCGATTAACGACAGCAACAACCACAAAATCAGATCGTTTGCGGCGGTTGCTTTTGGTAGAAAATTTCACCTGATATAAGTGGAAAATCTAAGCCGTATACTCCCGTCAATCGGGGCAATGGATGAGGAGATCACCGTCCAAAGTTACACCGAGAGCAGGAACGCAAGCGGCGAACAGGTGTTAACGTGGGCTACTTATGTAACCACATTAGCGCGGGTGCAATGGCCCGAAGCAGGATTAAAGGAAACATACAGCGCAGATCAACAAACGGCTTTTCGCAAGATCGTTTTTTGGGTGCGGTACGATGGAGACATAACCGAAAAGATGCGCATTTTGTACAACCAGGTTGAAATTTGCGACATTTTGGGCATACGAATGGAAGGGCGGTACAGGTACACGGTCATTACCTGCCAGATGCGCGAAGAAACAATCGACTACCTGACCGATGACAGCGGAAACCCATTAACAGACGATTCAGGCAACATATTGACACCTTAAAAAATGGCTGCTAAAACACTTGCCACATACATAAGCGAATTGAGCGCCGGTTCTTCAATCGGGGCCGGGGACAAGTTTCCTGCCCTCGAAAGCAGCACTATGGTCTATTTTGATGGGGCAAGCATTGGCGGCGGCGGCATAACCGCCCTCACCGGCGATGTTACGGCAAGCGGCACGGGTAGCGTAGTTGCTTCGATTGCAACGGGGGTTATAGTAAATGCAGACGTTAACGCATCGGCGGCAATTGATGCAACCAAGATCGCCGACGGCAGCGTTTCCAGCACCGAATTTCAATACCTCAACGGCGTAACGTCTGCGATACAAACGCAGTTAGACGCGAAGGTGGACGAAAACGGCGCAATAGTAGCCGCCACAAAGACTAAAATCACATACGACACAAAAGGGCTTGTAACAGCCGGTGCCGACGCCACGACGGCTGACATAGCCGACAGCCTCGACCGGCGCTATGTCACAGACGCGCAGTTGGTTGTGATCGGAAACACGTCCGGCACAAATACCGGAAATCAAACCATAACAAATAGCAGCGATGCGACTTCGCACACGGTCACGCTTTCAGCAAGCGGGGGGAGTGTTCAACTTGTTGAAGGTTCTGGCATTACCCTGACAACAACTGGAACGGGCAGCGCGGGCATTGTGACCATTGCGGCAAGCGGCGGCGCAACAGAAATAACGGGAACGATAACAGGCATTGACCCGGTAGATATTACTATTTATTCTGGCGTCGGAACGTCGGCTATTTGCCTGAAAATATTGGCAATATTCAAATGCACGGTGGCGGGCGCTGGAACTGTGGCTGTCAATGAGGCTTATTCGCAGAATTACGAGAACGTGCTTTTTGCAGATGGCGTTTTTGATGGTAAGGATTCGGGTTTTCAGTTAGCAACAGACAATATGGGCGACGCTCTTTTTGAGCCATATACCGTTTCGGCGGGGAATGCGGTAGCGAGTTTTACACCACCGACATTAGCGGCAGCGGACACGCAGATTCAGTATTTGATACGAATTGACGCTATACTTATTTAAAAAATGAAAAAAGCACTTTACATCCTCCTCCTTTTCACCTTTCCTGCCTTTTCGCAGGAGGTTACATTTTACGCTTACGACCAACAATTCCATACCGGCGACACGGTGGAGTCAAAAGTCTACATTTCAGGCTTCGACAATATCACGGCCTTTCAATGGGCGCTACTGTTCGACACGGCGGCGCTCGAACTGTCTGAAATTACATTTACCGGGGCATTATCGGAATATGACTTGGATGGCTGTTTCGGCCTGTATTCAATGGGGTATTTAGTCCAACCCGGCGAAATCCGCAGCGTGTGGACTGACCCTTACGGCGAAACACTACCAGGCGGAACGCACGTTTTCACGTTCTTTCTCACCGCTAAACAGGCAGGAAGCCTAAGCGAAAAATTAACGCTGTACCCGCAAGGATTAGCGGCGGCGGCTTATTATTTCCCGGTTAAATACACCCCGCTAACCTGGGAGTTTCTTGAAATGATCCAAACCCGACCAATGCAGTGCCGGGTTGATAAAAAGCCGTTCGACATGGCACAGGATCGCACCGAACAACCGGCGAAAGAAAGCGTAACATTTGCCGCCTATCCCAACCCGGCAGCCGGGGCCATAACCGTCACACTGCCGACCGCCGGGCGAATTACCGTTTTCGATGCGTTGGGCCGGGTGGAAAGTGAAATACAAGGCGTAGAAGGCGCGAACGAAATAACGCTGACCGGGGCGGCGGGAATTAAGGCAATCGAATTTCAGGGAACAATTAAAATGGTCG